ATATTGAGAAGAAAGAAGATTGGAGAGGACGACCTATTTCACATGATGCTGACCCGCTGGGGGATCAGTTTATTGACAGGCTGTCTTATATGCTGGAGATGGCTAAGCCCTCTACCATTGGCTTCCTTGAACGCTTGTATAGCAGAGAAGACAAGATGAATGAGTTGGCTGCCTTGTTCGGCGGCAAGGGATACAAGGTCGACGTGACCAAAGGGTTTTCCTACAAACTGAAGGACCNTACCAAAGAAGTGGCAGNTGCCAAAGCAGATTATTATAGCAGACTCAAAAATGCATCAGAGGAAGAGAAAGAACGGTTAAAGGAGAAGTATAACAGACGGATGGAGNCTATAGGGAAGAAGTTGCATGAAGACTATCAGGCCGCTATTCGGCTGGGTGGCGATGTCAGCGCCATGGACAAAATGATCAGAGAAAACAGAGATTATGAACGAAAACTAAAGCGCGCAATACGTACTGGCATATACGAAGATTAACTATGTATAAAGAAAAAGACTTTAACGGATGTGTGTTTAACCCGCTATGCAACGGCAGTTTGTTGGATGTTTATCCCAGGCTAAGTGAAATAGTGCCCGAGGCTTTGTGGGCAGACCAACAACTTGATAACATATTGCGGTTTCTTATCGTCATGTATGACCCAAACAGTCCTCTAATCAGGAATGAAAAGGATTTAAAATACCGGCGTGCCAAGGCATTTGAGTTGTGCGGCATCCATGATGAAGGATTGCAAACCGCATTAGAGACCCACACACATTACTATTTCCCGAAACTCGTATTTGAATATCTAAAACGGTTCGGGAAATCCAAGGAATGGGCGGTCATTGCTGCGCTCGAGTATTGTTTCTGGGAAAGCATTTATAAGCTCATTAGTCCGATCAGTGGGGACAATTCTAAAATTGAGTTGGATGCCGTGCAGAAAAAAGAGGTAATCAAGGACGGCGTAGATAAAGATATTAAGCGCCTGGAACAATACTATAAACAGTTTTTTGGTGGCGATGAAGTACTGGAAAAGAAAGTAAAAAAACGTATTTCACCTGAGTTAATTGCAAGCAACGGAAAATCGTAATCATGTTTTGGCCGATCAAAAAAGGAACAGTTGAAGTAATAGGCTCCGAAGAAACAGGAGGTGTTTACGAATGCTGGATACCCCCTGTAGGTTACGGCTGCCACAGTGAAACCGGAGAGATTAAGCGTACGGATATAATCAAGCGTTCCGCCAAAAAGAGTGAGCAGTTCTGGGAACGTACTCCGCTGCCTGCAGACTGGACAAAGAAGCGGCGCATAGAAATGCAGATGCAGGAACGCGATCCGGACTATTACGACCCGGAATTGGAAGCCTTTCGTGAACAGGAATGGAAACGGCGATTGTATGGGGTATGGTTTTATAATAACGGGGTGCCCACGTATATCACCGGCGAACATTACATGTACCTGAACTGGTGGCCGCTCGATGATGGGTACCCCCGTTATCGGGAACCCGACCGGAAACGCTATTATGTTGAACAATATTGCATACAGGATGATCGGTGCGGGGGCCTACTGGAAACCAGTAACCGCCGTTCAGGTAAGTCCTACCGGGGTGGCTTATTCGTATTTAATTACGTATCCCGCAGCCATGACGCTATTGGAGGGATACAAAGTAAAACTGATATTGATGCTAAAAATCTTTTCAAAAGCAAGATTGTAACGCCATTCAGAAGGATACCGGATTTTTTCCGTCCGGAAATTGACACAACGGCGGGTATTAATCCGGAAAAGGAACTGAAGTTTACCACAAGTTCCAAACGCGGCAAACGATCGTTGGAAAACATAGACGACCTTGGCCTGAACTCCTTTATCAACTACCAGTCCTCCGAAAAATATGCCTATGACGGCTGGAAAATTCACCGGTATTTGGGTGATGAGGTGGGCAAGACTGAAATAGTCAATGTCTACGAACGGCATCAGGTGGTGAAGTACTGTTTGCGGGTAGGGAAAAACTGGATTGGCAAGGCGCTCTATACCACTACAGTGGAGTTGCTGGAAAGTGGTAATGAAGCTTTTTTCCAATTGTGGCGCGACAGTAATCCATTAGAACGCGACGAAAACGGACATACGAAAAGCGGATTGTACCGATACTTTACTCCGGCCTACGAAATGTATGATTTTGACAAGTATGGGTTCCCGCTTATTGAAGAAGGTAAAACCTTTTACCTCAATACGCGCAAAGCGTTGGCCGATAATCCCCGCGCGTTATCTTCTGAAATCAAAAAGAATCCTTTTACGATCGGGGAAATGTTCATGGTTGACGGCGAACGATGCCTGTATGATGCCATGAAACTGAATATTCAACTCGATAACATTTCATGGAAAGAACTCACCGAAAGAGGTTCTTTTGAATGGAAAGACGGCGAACGGTTTGGGGAAGTAATCTGGCGTGCCGACAAGAACGGTCGTTTTGAACTGTGCAGGGGTTTCAAGATGCTGGAACCCAACAAAGTGATTAAACGAAACGATCACTACTTTCCGAACAATACGTTTATGTTCCGCATGGGCGCTGATCCGTTTAAGTATGACAAGGTAAAAGATAACCGCAGATCGGACGGCGCTGCGCTTGTTTATAAAATGGATGACCCCTTAGATAAAGGCAATCCTTTTAACAACGCTTTTGTCTGCAAGTATAAATATAGGGCCGATACCACCCGATTGCAGTACGAAGACATGTTAAAAATGGCGTGGTACTTCGGATGCCAGATTTTGTTTGAAAGAAACGTAGACAACTGGAAAGAACATTTCAGAGATGCCAACTGCACCAACTTTCTTATGAAACTACCGGGTGAAGATGATTATGGCATTTATTCGGATGGTCACGGTAAAACGCACCAGTTGTTTGCTGATTACACGGAAGCCTATATCAACGAACACATAGAAAAAGTCTTCTTCAAAGACCTGATCAAAGAATGGTTGGAGTTTGATATTGGAGCAACGACCAAATTCGACCTGGCAATGGCAGCCGGCGCTACGCTGGTAGCCGTCCGGCAGAAACTTTATCAACGCACGGTGGAAGCCACCAGAGATGTTTCCCAGTACTTTAAAACCTATAGCGCAGCATGATACAGACACAAAACAGCGAAACACATACTTATCCGCGGCACAATATTGACCCGGCCAAAAAAAATATAGAATGGGGTAAACAATATGCCAAGGCCGCATGGCATGACTGGACATTCTCCTACCCTAAAACCATGTTCCAGAATAATAATGGTACGTATCAGAAAAACCGCCTGTACGCGCTCGGTAAACAACCTATTGACCAGTATAAAAAATGGTTAGGCGTAGACCAGCAAACGAACCAGACATGGTTAAACATTGACTGGTCGGTACGTCCCATTATCTCTACCTACAGAGACAGGGCTATTTCTCGGCTCATGAAACAGGAACATGGGATCGTAGCTACTCCTATAGACCCTACAGCCAAAAGCGAACTGGAACAGTTGTATGCCCAGATGAAAGCACGTATTGTCGTTCGGCAGCAATTGCAGCAAATGAACCCTGAATTGGCGAATCATCCTATGATCCAGGCGCAGCCGGGTGAACCAATGGATATGGAAGAACTGGAAATGCGCATAGACTTTGGCGAACAATTTAACCGGAGTAAAGATGCAGAACAGGCCATACAATTAGGGTTATACGAAAACAACGACAAACAATTCCGAAAAGAAATTTTTGAAGACCTGTTTGATTTGGGCGTAGCTGGTTATAAAGAGTGGCTGGGCGAAGATAACAAACCCAAGTTCCGCAGGGTCGACCCCGACGCAGTCGTGACCAACTACATACAAAAGAAAGACTTTTCGGATATGATTCATTGTGGTGAGGTTATATCTGTACCCCTTGTAGACCTTGCGGCGCTGACCGATGAAGATGGGAACCGGGTATTTACTGATGACCAGTTGGCTCAACTGGCACAAAACTTTGCCGGCCAGTACAGCAATCCCCGTTTCCTTAGTCCGAATGGCGCTTTGTACAAAGGGTATGACCGCTTTAAAGTGCAGGTGCTTGACCTTGAATTTTATTCATGGAACGACTACAACTGGAAAATGTTCGTCAATGAAAAAGGGGAACTCGTAGATATCAGAAGGGCGGAATACGGTCGCGGCAAAACCGTTCCTGAAAAATACATGCGCAGGCGCGTAAAAGTTGTCTACAAAATCAAGTGGATTATCGGTACGGATTACGCCTATGACTTTGGNTTAAAGGAAAATATGAAGCGCACCACCAACCCCAGGAAACGCGCAGAGACTACGTTGTCCTACAAGTTTGTAGCCTATAACTTCTATGAAATGCGGGCACAAAGCATGATGGACAGGCTAATACCCATCCTTGATGAGTACCAGATGACCATTTACAAGATTCAGAATTTCCGTAACAGGATGGTGCCGTCCGGCTGGTGGATTGATTTAGATGCACTGGAAAACGTAGCCCTGAGCAAAGGCGGTAAAAACATGGAGCCAATGGAGTTGTTGGATATGTTCTTCCAGACCGGCGTAATGGTAGGACGTTCTAAAGACATCATGGGCGACAACGTAAACTACAAACCAATTATTCCTATTCAGAACGCCATTGCGCAAGAACTGGAAGGGTTGTACAGGGATTTGGTCATGTGCGTGCAACAGATAGAGGCTGTTACGGGTTTCAATCCGATCACTACCGGCAATCCCAATCCGAAAACGCTTACGGCGGGATATGAGATAGCCGACATTAGCACCGAAGATGCCCTGTTCCCCTTGTCATTTGCCGAAACTATGTTGATGGAAAAACTGGCAAATGACATTATGATACGTATCCAGCAAGGGGTTAAAAGAGGTGGCGTGGAAGGATATGCCCCGGCGCTCAACTCCAACACGCTGAAGTTTATTCGGGTTTCCCCCGATGTATCTCTGAGGGAATACGGCATTATGCTGGAAGAAAAAACTACCGAAGATCAAAAACAATTGCTCTTGCAGCAGATTATGAAAGATCAGGCGCAGGGCATTCTGGACACTTCGGATGCTATTTATATTCTCAATACCTACAATGTCAAACAAGCGCAAATGATATTGGCCTACCGGGTGAAGAAAGCCCGTGAAGCCATGCAGCAACTGGAACTGCAAAAAATCCAGATGAACAACGAAGGGGCTGCCCAAGCGGCTGCTGCCGCCGAACAGGCCAAGCAACAAACCTTACAGTTGGAGTACANGCTGAAAATGCAACTCGAAGAATTGAAAATACGCGGCCAGTTAGCCATGAAGCAACTCGAACTGTCTGGCAAAGCCGAAATGAACGCCGTCACTGCAGAAGCCAAAGTCGCTGCACAGTCAATAGCCAACGAAGGCAACCTCCAAAAAGAACTTTTAAAATCACAAACCAATGGCAACAAAGAAACAACAGCCTAAAACTGAACAGATC